CCAACAGGACACTTAGGTAGTTTCTTAGAGAAGAAAGCAGAAACTCAGATACAGTTAGAGAGAGACGAGAATAAGTTTGGTTGTATAACAGTATCTTGTAAGAGAAGTAGGAACACACCATTTGAATCATTTGACTTTAATTTAGATGAAAACGGAGTGCCTAAGATAATTAGTCCTGATGAGCTACTTGGCTTCTAACTAATTTGTTAATAACTTTGTAATAAAAACATATACAAAAAGCATTATATTTATAGTATATAACATAATTATGAAAGATTTTAGACCAAGATTAAAAGGTAAGATACTAAAAGCCTACCAGAACTTAACTAAAGTAGAAAACAGAGTCCTTGTTATAGGGGACTTGCACGAACCATTTTGTTTAGATGGTTACTTAGATTTCTGTAAAGAGCAGTATGCTATACACAACTGTAACAAGGTTGTTTTTATTGGAGACGTTATTGATAACCATTATTCAAGTTATCACGAATCATCTGCTGATGGTTTAGGTGGTAAGTTTGAGTTGGAACAAGCAGTATCTAAATTAGCTAAATGGTATAAAGCATTTCCTAATGCAGATGTTACTTTAGGTAATCACGATAGAATAATCATCCGTAAAGCACAATCATCTGATATTCCAAGTAAATGGATCAAGGAGTTTTCTGAGGTATTAGAGACACCTAATTGGAACTTTGTAACAGAAGTTTATTACGATGGTGTTAGGTATGTTCACGGAGATAAAAGTGGTAAAGCAAGAATGGCTGCAAAGAGAGATATGGTGTCTACTGTATCTGGACATTACCATACAGACTTTTATTGTGAATGGATGTTTGGTAAAACAAGAGCCATCTTCGGTATGGCAGTAGGTTGTGGTATAGATAGCAAGTCTTATGCTATGGGTTATATGCAAGGAGGTAAGAAAGAGGCTATTGGTCTTGGTATTGTGTTAGGTGGTCATACTGCTTTTAATGTCAAGATGGACTTGTAGTGGATCATAAGATAATATCTCCTTTATTTGTAACTCTACCGAGAAAGACTGTCAAAGACAAGAGGATTGCTTTGAATATGAATACCTATAGGAACTTACATCATAGAATAAGTAATGATGCTAAGAAAGCCTATTCAGAGGCTCTTAGAGAGCAGTTGGAAGGGTTGTCTATACAAACACCTGTCGAGGTAACTTATAAGGTCTTTAAAGCCTCTAAAAGACGTTTAGACAAGATGAATGTGATTAGTGTAGTAAGTAAGTTCTTATTGGATTCAATTACTGAATATGGTTGTTGGGAAGATGATAATGATGATTATGTAAAGACAGAGACTATATTACCAACAGAATTAGATAGAGAAAACCCAAGAGTAGAAATAAATATAAAAGAGATTTAATGTTAGAAAAAATAGCAGTTCATCAAGAGTTGTGGATTAAGATGCTTGTTAATTTAGGATGCGACATAACCCTTGCTAAAGACTTAGTTCAGGATATGTATTTAAGAGTTCATAGACTTGTTAAAGACCCTGAGAGGATAATGTATAAGGGAGATATAAATAGGTATTTTATATGGAAGACATTAAGAAACTTATACTATTCTCATCTAAAAAAAGAAATGGGTAGTATCTTCTATAGGATATTAGAAAACGATGAAGTTGTTCAGTCAGAGTACAATATGGAAGAGGATGATGCTTTCAGTAATATAATGTCTCAAGTAAGAGATATAATATCAGAGTGGACTGTTTATGATAAAAGGTTGTTTGAACTTTACTTTATACAAGGCTTATCATTAAGAGCAATATCTAAAGGTGCTAACATAGGCTTAACATCAATACACAATTCTATACTAAACCACAAAGCTATATTAAAAGAACATTTATCAGAGGATTTATTAGATTACTTTAACCAAGATTTTGACAAGATATGAGACCAGATAATTATTATTTAGAATTAGAGAAACAAGGGTACTACGAAACTATAGACAAAAGGTCTAAAGATTACAGAGAGTACAAAGAATGGAAAGCATCTAAGAGAAGTGAAGACTACAATAAGTTAAAGCAGAATGTAGAAACACAATCAAAAGGTGTAGGTGATACAGTAGCTAAGATTACTAAAGCTACGGGAGTAGATAAGTTAGTTAAATTTATAGCTGGTGAGGATTGTGGTTGTGATGAGAGACAAGTTCAGTTAAATAAGTTGTTTAGCTACAAAAAGATAAACTGTATATCAGAAGATGATTATGCTTACCTAAGTGATTTTGTAGATAGAAAAACAAGTAAAGTAACTAATGATCAGAAGGTAAGATTGATCACAATACACAATAACGTATTCAATACCAATCAGAAAACCAATACGAGTTGCTCTCCTTGTATATCAGGAGTAGTGAATAAACTTAAAAAGTACTTGCAGGTTTATAAATAGTTTTGTAGATTTGCTTTATATTAAAACAAACATATTATGAGGCGAAACAAAAACTATAAATTAAAAGAATTTTGGAACTACAAAATAAATCCAATAACAGGATGGATGGAAGAGAATAGAAGATGCGAGGCTAAAACATCTAAAGTGAGGGTTATAAACTTATGTAAAGAAGGTTAATTATGAAAGTAATATTTGATGCAGACAGTTTAATATACGCTTCTTGCTTTAAGAAGAAGGAGGATAGAGAATCAGCAGAGGACATATTTGAGACAGATATTAATGTTGCTTTTGATAAGTTCAATAATAACTTTGGTAAACTATTAGCTTTCTTAGAAGATTTAGTTCCTGTTGACGAGATTGTTTTCTGTAATGGTTCTAAGAATAACTTTAGGAAAGACATATCCCCTACCTATAAACTTAACAGAACACAGAAGAGACCAGAGATATTACTACCTCTACACGAAAGAGTTAAGTTTCATTACGATTCTGTTTATGGGGATGGTGTTGAGACAGACGATGTTGTAGCTACACTATGGGCAGAAGAGGTTTTAAACAATGGTGTAGATAGTGTTATCATTATGTCTATTGATAAGGACTACAAACAATTCCCTTGCTGGTTTTATGACTACAACTATAAGAAGAGAGAGTTAGTTAAGATTAGTCGAGAGGAAGCACTTAATAACTTCTACTCACAAATGATTGTAGGTGATACTGCTGATAACATCAACTACTGTAAGGGTTATGGCAAGTCTTATGCCAAGAAGTTATTTCAAGAGGCTAACAGCGAATACTCATTAGTTAGTAGAACCTATAGACTGTACAAGGAGATATATGGAGACGAGGCTAAGTCTATGTTTAACGAAGCTAAATCACTACTAACACTTAAAACCGATTGTTATGAGAACATTAAGCGATGAAGATAAAGACATCATAGAATTGTACTTTACAAATGCTATAATTGAAATACAAGAGGGTTGTCCTAAATACGTCTTAGAAGAGGTCTTAGAGCATTACGAAGAACAAGAGTACTACTTAGCTTGTGCTGGTATAAAGAAAGCCTTAGATTGGCATCATATGAATACCTTCACTAAGGTTATGGTAGAGATAGATAATATAAAAGAAAACAATAATTTAAATTAAAACAAACAATATGTTAGGATACAATAAAGATAACGCAGACGAATTAGCAAAAGACTTTGAAGATTTAACAGGAATACAGTTAAATAGCAATTCAAGAGAGACAGATATAATGATTACCAGAACACTTTTCTATAAGATTCTAAAAGATTTAAACTTTATGAATGATAGGATGATTTCAGAATGGTTTGAGTTAAGAGGGGTTAACAAAGGTCGATCATCTATAACTCACGCTTTACACAAGATAGGTATTTACTACAAGTCTTATGCAGTATTTAGAAACAGATATAATATTTACTTTAATGATAGAGCTGAAGAGTTTTTGTCAATAGAGCAGACTCAAAAGAAGGCGATTAAAGACATTAAACAGAATTTACACACAAGTATATCAAATAAAAATAAAGATGCTTTAGACATCCTTATAGATAGCGTTCCACAAGACAAAAGGGATGAGGTAAGAGAGATTGTTAGTTTAAGGATTAAATCTTGGAGCTGGAAGAGTAAAGATAAATGTCAGATAATACAAGGCGAGTCTGGTTTAGGAGGGCATTTCTACTATAACGTAAATAAATAAATTATGGGAATAATAATTATAGTACTTATAATAATAGTAATAAAAATAATAGTTACGATTAAAGACAACTAATTATGAGAGGTACACAACCACATTACGAGAATGGTAAAGACTATGACATTATAGATGTTATAAGGGATTACGACTTGAACTTCTGTAGAGGTAATATCATTAAGTATGTTGCAAGAGCAGGTAAGAAGCAAGATGAATTGCTTGACTTGATTAAAGCAAAGGACTACTTAGATAGAGAGATAGAACTATTAAGGGAGGCTAATTAGCTTCCTTTTTTAGTTTAAATGTTAAAGAAATGTTAAAATTTGTTAAAAAGTATTGTCA